GCCACCGAAGAGGTGTGGGACGGGATGTTCCGCCAGAGCTTTGTGCGGATGCTGGCATCGGCGCTGGCTTTCGCGCTGGAGAACCGGATCGAAGCCAGCAAGGTCAAGTTGGACGAGGCGCTGGGGTTCGCCGGGATCGCCAAGCTGCGGGACATGTGAGATGGAAGAGTACCATATGCCAGGTGATCCGTTTTATACGATTTCTGATGATCGTAAGAGTATTACCTGCCATATCTGCGGGCAGACCAGTCATAACATAAATGATGTGAAACACCGCTATTGCGGTAATTGCCATGCGTTCTTCGAGGATGCTGAGAGTAAGGACGGATGAGCATTGAGAGCATCGTCAACCAGGCGCTCGACCTGGTCGGGTACAAGCGGCACATCGGCTCGGTGTGGGACGGGACGCCGGCCGGCAGGGTCGCGCTCAATGCCTACGCGGAGGTGCGCGACGAGGTGCTGGCGGCAACGCCGTGGATGTTCGCGCGGTCGTTCCACACGCTCGTCGCAACCGGGCAGTCGGCGTTTGGCATGACCGCCTACGCGAGGCCGCCAAACGCGATCGTGGTGCTCGATGTTTATCCTATCGGTTTCGACCCGCTGGACCCGGAGCCATGCCGCTGGCTCGAGACCTACATCGATGGCGAGCGCCTTATCGTATCGCCTTTTGACGATGCGGGCGCGGCCAGCACCGATCGTGTTCTCGACACGGCCGATTGGCCCCCCGATTACACGCAGGCGGTGATCCGCACCCTCGCACAGCGATTTCAGCGGTTGTCGCCAAGCGCTCCCGCGAAAGAAGAACGCCAATGAGGCCGGAGGACATCGTCAACAACGCGCTCGAAATCATCGGGCACGAGCAACGCATCGCGACGTTCGGCGACGGCTGGCCGGAAGCGGTCGCCGCGCGGGACATGTGGGGGCAGGTGCGCGACGCGCAGTTGTCTGTGTTGCGGCCCGAATGGGCCGTGTGGGACGACGAGCTGGTGCCGAGCAAGAGCGCACCGCCCTGGTACGACGACGTCAACCCCTGGACGCCGGACTATCCCGACCTGCCGTGGCGCTACGAGTACAAGCTGCCGGAGTTGTGCCTCGTGCCATTGGCGCTTCACCCGCGCCCGGCTTACCTGCCGGTGTGGCGGCCACGCCCGATGCGGTTCCGCGCCAAAACCGCATCGGGCGTCCACACGCTCTTGGGCGACGACCCGGCCCCGATCCTGACCTCGGTGCATTCGGTCCACGACACCGAACCGTGGGACAACAATTTCATCGACGCCGTGACCGAGACGCTGGCAAAGCGGCTGGCGGGTCTGTTCGGCAAGGCCCCGCGCCCGGCCCAAGGGCGCCAAGAACGGGAGGCTGAGAGTGCCGACAACCCCGGATGACGTCGTCAACCAGGCATTGGTCGAGCTCGGCGTCGCGGCGATCGGCAATCTGTCGGAAGGCTCGGCGGCGGCGGCAGCCGGGCGCACCGTCTACGACGCGGTGCTGCGCGAGATGCACGCGGCAGCGCCGTGGAATTTCGCGCGCCGAACGCGCCAACTCGACATGCGCGCCGACCGCAGCGGCGTCTACCTCAACAACCGGGTCGTGCCGGAACCCTGGGCATACGGCTACGAGTGGCCAAACGACTGCGTCCACATGCGGCAGGTGCTGGCGCTCAATGCCCACGCGCTCGACCCGTCGGGGGCGCCCCTCTACGCCTCCGGTGGAGCGCCGCTCCACCGGGCCTGGGGCAACCTCGCCATGGCCGGCGCGGCGCCGTTTGCCGTGTCGGATATGCCGTGGCCCAACGACGTCGCCAGCGACTGGCCGCTCGTCGAGGGCCACAGCCCCGAGTCGACGCGCGCGGTCTTGACCGACCAGCTCGGCGCGGTCGCGGTCTACACCGGGCTGGTCCAGTACCCCGACAGTTGGCCGCCGCTGTTCAAGCGCGCCGTGGTCGCCACCCTGGCGGGCCGCATCGCCCTTACCGCGGTGCCGGACAAGCCCGCCGCCCGCGCGCTGCGCGGCGACATGGCCGCGATTGCCCGTGACGCGCTCGTCGAGGCGCGGGTTCAGGACGCCAACGAAGCGTGGACGGTGCGCGACCACATCCCGGACTGGATCGCCGCCCGCAGCGGCGGGGCCTCGCCGATCGTTTTCAGCTGAATGGCCCGCAGCGCGCCCGACCCGGAAGCGCCCGGCACCGCGCCGCAGCACAGCTTTGCCGCCGGCGAGGTCAGCCCCGGTCTCTACGGGCGGCAGGATCTCCAGAAATACGGCACCGGCGCCGCCGTGATGCGCAACTGGTACGTCGACGCGCGCGGCGGCGCCAGCGTGCGCCCCGGCACCCAGTTCATCGGCCACCCGGCAACCGCCGGCTACACCCGCCTGATGCCGTGGGTGTTTTCCCCGGACGCCGGGCAGTCCTATGTCCTGGTGTGGTCCCCAGGAAAATTGCGCTTTGTCAAAAATCCGGGCACGCCGAGCTACCCCAACGGCAGCAACAGCGCTTTTGTCGGCGGCGCGACCCCTTACGAGATCGACACGCCCTACCTGACCGAATCGGATTTGCGCGGCCTCCATGCGGTACAGATGGCGGATGTCATGTGGCTGGCGTGCCGCGGGCACCACCGCCAGAAGCTGTCGCGGCTCGCCGACGACAACTGGACGCTCGTGCCGGTGTCCTCGACGCCGGACATCGCGGCGCCGGTGATGATCAGCATAACCGTGTCGGACGCCCCGAGCGGGGTAACGCCGACCCCGCCGGTTAAAACCCGCTATATGTACTGCGTCAGCGCGGTCGACGCGCAGGGCGCCGAAAGCCTGCCGAGCGTGCCGATAATCTCGGATGCCGGGATCAACATAGCGACGACCGAGGGGACGGTCACCCTGTTGTGGGAGCCCGTCGCCGGCGCCGTCTTTTATAAAATATGGAAGGCGCTGCCGGCGCACGGCGACCTGGTGCCGCTGCCCTCCGAGCAGTTCGGGTTTGCCGGATACAGCTACGGCAACAGTTTCACCGACAGCAATGTCGTCGCCGATTTCACCCAGGCGCCGATCCAGTCCGCCGACCCGTTCGCGCCCGGAGCGCTGACCGGCTACGCGATCACCGCACCCGGCAGCGGTTACGAGCCCGGCGAGAGCGCGATCGTTGTCAGCGACACGACCGGCACCGGGGCGGTCGTCTACCCAGTCCACGACGACAACACGGCAAATGTCGCCGGCGCCATCGTCGGCCTCTACATCGCCGACCCCGGCCAGGGCTACACCGCGCCGACCGCAACCGCGACCGGAGCCGGGAGCGGGTTCGCCGCCACCTTCACTGTCGGCCCGACGAGCGGCCTCGAGCCCGCCGCGGTCGGCCTCTTTCAGCAGCGGCTGGTGTACGCCTCGAGCGACAACCGGCCCAACATGATCGTGGCCTCGCGGCCCGGCAGCCCGGACGATTTCCGCAAGTCCAACCCGACGGTCGATTCGGACGCCTTCAACCTCGAGATATTCGACACGCAAGTGTCGCGCATCCTGTGGTTGCGCTCGCTACCCGGCGGGCTCCTCATCGGCACCAACTCCTCCGTCGTGCAGCTGACCGGCGGGTCGAGCTCGGCGGCGAGCCCGGTCGCGGTTTCGCCGACGAATGCGGTCATCGTGCCGCAGAGCTTCTATGGCTCTCGCGACATCATGCCGGTGACCATCGACAACAATTTGCTGTTCGTGCAGTCCGAGGGGCTGGTGCGCGATTTGCAATATAATGTCTTCAGCAACACCTACGCGGCGGCCGACGTCACGGTGATGGCGCAGCACCTGTTCGAGGGCCGCGGCATCGTCGACTGGTGCTGGCAGGACGTGCCGAACAAGATCCTGTGGTGCGTGATGGGCGACGGCGGCCTCTTGTCCCTGACCTACCTGCGGGCGCAGGAGGTGTTCGGGTGGGCGCGGCACGACACCGGCGGGCTGTTCGAGAGCGTCTGCGCGATCCGCGAGGGCGACGCAAGCGCGGTCTACCTGTCCATCCTGCGCGGCGGCGCCCGCTGCATCGAGCGCCTTGCCACCCAGATTTACCTACAGGACAGCGACGCCTGGCAGCTCGACAGCGCGCTTTCGACCGCATCGTTTTACCCGGCGGGCGACCTGCAGGTAATGCAGCCCGCCGGATCGGGGGTGGAGGCCCTGGCCGACGCCGATGTGTTCCTCGCCGGGGATGTCGGCAAGATCATCAATGCCGGCGCCTCGCGCGCCACGATCGTCAGCGTCACCGATCCCCGGCACGCATTGGTCGACATCGACCGCGAGTTTCCCCCCTACCCGTACCCGCCGGGCTCGTGGCGGATGGACCCCGTGGTCTCGGAGATCGCCGGGCTCGACCATCTCGAGGGTGTCACGGTCGATGCCCTGGTCGACGGCGTGGCGCAGGGTCCGTTTACGGTGTCGGACGGCAGCATTACGTTGACCGCACCGGGTTCGCAGGTGGTGGTCGGGCAGCTGATCCTGGCGCAGCTGCAGCCGCTCTACGCCGAGCCGGGAGGGGGCGGGACGGTCCAGGGCAAAAGAAAGAAAGTGGCGGCGGCCTCGATCCGGCTGCGCAACGCACAGGGTCTGAAGTACGGCACCTCGTTTGCGACGCTAACGCCGTGGCGCGTCGGCGTCTCGTCGACCGACGAGCAGCCCGTGCTGCCATACGGCGCGGCAGGTCTCTACACCGGCGACCAGCGGCTGTGGCTCGACCAGGTGTTCGGACTGGGCGGCTGGGTGTGCATCCAGCAGGATTTGCCTTATCCCGCGACGCTCTTGTCGATCCTCCCCGAACTGGCGCAGGGCGACGTGATCTGAGGATCACCTACCGCGGCGCCGACTATCTCGACCCCGACGCCATCGTCCCGCGCCTGCGCCCGCGCGACCGCGAGGCGCTGTTGCGTCAGGGCGACCCGGTGCGGGTCGTCGAGGAGGGCCTCGCCAATTCCGTCGCCGCCTGGGCCATCGATGTGGACGGCGAGGTTGCCGTGCTGTGGGGCGTGCGGGTGATCAACCTGCTCGACGACCGCGCCTACCTCTGGATGCTCGGGACGCCGGCGATCGAGCGCCACCGGGTCGTGTTCCTGCGCCGCAGCCGTGCCGCGATCGAGGAGCTGCGCGGGCGCTACAGCCTCCTCTACGGCGAGATCGAGAGCGACTTCGAGGCTTCGATCCGCTGGCTGACCTGGTGCGGCGCCCGGGTTCGGACCAGGGCGGAGGGGCATTTGATCTTTGCGATAGAGGGCAAATCATGGCGGCTGGCGGGATAGGCCTCGGGCTGACGGGGCTGTCGACCGTGATGGGCGCGGTCGGCGGCATCCAGCAGGGGCAGGCGGCCGGGCGGCAGGCCGAGTACACCGCGCAGGTCGCGCGCAACAACCAGATCATCGCCGCGCAAAATGCCGAGTACGCCAGCCAGGCCGGCGAGACCGCGGCGCAGGCGCAGGACATGAAGAACCGCGCAACGCAGGGTTCAATCGCCGCTTCGCAAAGCGCGAGCGGATTGAGCTTCGACAGCCCGACACTGATGGACGTGCGCGAGGGCGCGGCGCAGATCGGCCGGCTCGACACCGCCAACGTCGCCCAGAACGCCGCATTGCGAGCCCGCGCCTACGACGCCCAGGCAAGCAATTACGGCGCCCAGGCCGGCCTGCAGAGCGCCGCAGCGTCCGACGCGCGCCGCGCCGGCACGATGTCAGCGTTCGGGTCATTGCTCAGCGGCGGGGCCAGCTTCACCGTGAGCGACC